ATGCAAAGTGTTTAATTAAATTTAAAGCATTTGGAACTCAGAAGCCTCAAGATGGAAAGACCTTCCATGAAGATAGAGATATTCCTAGAGTTACCAGTAGTATTAAGCGTGAAGCTGAAAGGCCTTCAGTTGAAGAATTTTATTACGATACCGTTGAAAAGATTAATGAAAGTAGAAAAGAAGGAGGTGAAAAGGTTGATTGGAGTGATACGACTGATTTAAAGCTTTCGCGTAATGATTGTAAATTTATTTCTAAAGAAATGGGAGTAACTTCTGGTGTTATAGGTGAGCAATTTTTTGCTAATACCAGGCAATCTATTGTTAAAGGAGCCATAAGTATTCCTGCTGATATAATACCAAAATATTTGGAAGTTAAAAGTTCAAATACTCATATTGGTTGGGCCTTGAAATTATTATTAAAAGACAATAAAGGTAAAACTAGAACCCCTATTGTTTTTCCAAAACATTTTTTTGAATTTCCATTGTTAACTATTAATAGTTTAGATGGTAAAAAATCAAAAAGATTGAATGATGATTCTGAAGAAGTTTGTTATCGCAAAGATATTGATTTGGCGGTCTATAAAGATGAGGAAGTTATGCAATGGGTTCAAGGACATTGTGTTGGTAATGGTATTAGTCGTATTGATGATATGACTGTGGTTTTGATTTGTAAGCGTAATGGAATTTGGGTTGCAAATCCAAGTTTACGTCAATGGACTGTTCAAATAGGTGCTAAAGATATGGAAATGATATATTTTAGCAATTCTGATAATGGTGATTGTGGAGCTGGTGTTTTTGGTAATACAATGGAATTGGTTGGATTTCATGTTGGAACGAAAGGATCAAATCAAGGAAATTTATTTATTTGTTTTACTGATTTTATAATTGGTACAATTTTAAGTATGCTAGGAGATTGAAGATTTCGTCAGGATACCGATAGTCGAGCTAGGGATGTGCCGGAAAATAAAATTTCATTAGAGCATATGCCTAGCAAGTGGTATATACCACTTAGGTCTACGACTATGTCAGATCGGTTGTCTGCCGCTAATTTAGATATGGTTTCACCTTATTATGAGAGATTTCAAGGGAGTGGATTCTCGAATATTGAGTATATAAAACCTCTTCTAACCCAGTGTTGTGTTAGGCCCACAAGGAAAGCGATAGATATATCTTGGCAAAAATGTAATAAAAAGGAATTATATCCTGATGATGAAATTCAGGATTATGTTGAAAAGTTGGCTTGTGAATATTTAACTCCTATTTTGAAAGGTGTTAGTGTTATGGGTCCTGATGATGAGTTTGAATTTACCTCAAAATCATCTCCTGCAAAAACTTGGAAATTGAAAGGGTGTAAGACTAAAGCCGCTGCTTTAGAACATCCCGATTTTTGGTTAAAGGTTTATGATATAAACCATATACCTCTTGTTGATGTAAATCCTAAAATAGAGTTGATTCCGATTGAGGAAATTTTAGGTAATCATAAAATTCGTACAACTTTTAATCCTGACTTTGATTTTATTGTAAAGCAAAAAATGTTGTTTGGTCCACAAAATGAAGCATTAAAAGAAAATAATATAAATAGTTTCATTAAATATGGTTGTGTAAAACAATTTGGAGGATTTGATAGGATGGCTAGAGTCCTTGAGAATTATGAAGTGTTAGAAGAAGGTGATGTAATAGGATTTGATAGGGTTGCTAGTTTGAAAGGTGCTTATCGAATTCGAAGTCACTTTTTGTACAACAAATATCTTTTTGGTCAATTGTTTTATTGTTATGTGTTGTATTATACCTTACATCCTCAAGTTGTATGTCCTGATGGTGTTGTAAGAGAAAGAGATACTGGAAATATTTCTGGATCTAATAATACAACTACTGATAATAGTTTAGCTCATTTATTAGTTAAATTTAGAGTTATAGTTAAGTTATTCTTAAAAACTTTTTATAGGTTGCCAACTTTACAGGAAATATTGAAGAATCATTATTGGTTAATATTTTCAGATGATGCTGTTGGAGCTCATAATTTATCTCCTTACGGTATTACTAAAGAGGAATATTTGTCCTATCAAAAAGAAATTTATAGGGAATTTGGTATGGAATTGAAACCTGCCCAAGAATATAGTAGTTATATTAGTGGTAGAATAGACAACAAGCATTCTTTTCTAGGTTCATACTTTTATTATGATGATAGAGTCGATAAGTATATTCCTTACCCTAGGATAGATAAGATAGCTAGTAGTTTAAAATACGTTGATAAGAAGGTAACAGATGTTGAAGATGAAATTAGTAAAGCTGTTGCTTTGACTGTATTATCAGCACCAGTTCCTAAATTACATGAAGAATGTTCAAATTACTTAAATTTTTTGTTTGACCATTTTAGACCGGATCCTAGTAAAACTAGAATCCCATCTGATTGGGAAACTAAAGCTCGCGAGTTCGTTAAAACTCCGCGTGCTTGGTTTCTATATTCTTTGGGTAGAGAGACAACTTTGGGGAAATTCGTTATGAATTTGTAAGGGGGACGCCCCTTTTAATATGCCGAATGGACGACGCAAAGCGCCAGTTAGAAAAAGACAAGGCAATAGAAAAGCTAAGAATCCGAATAATAGAAGAAGGCGGGTTGCGAGGCGTCCTAGAAGAGTGCAAAAATATACCTCTAGTGAGAGTAGACGGAATAATCCGAAACCCTTTTCTGAGTCCGTTAAAAGTGGAACGATATATAAAGAAGCAAAAGCGGCAGCGGAAAAAGTTGAAGCGAAAGAAGAAGAACCTTGGTATGAGAAATTGGCTCATGTCGCAGGTACCTTTGCAGGTCAAGCTGGAGCAGTTGGAATTAAAGTCCTCGCAGGTGGCGGTGATTATGAACTTGATTCAAATTCAATTGTTGCGAAAGCAACAGGAGGTAAAAATGGAGCAGAAGTTCCAATAATGTGTAATGATAAAGTAGCAAATGTTATAAGGCATAGAGAATATTTGGGAGATATTTATTCCCAAACTGGTGCATTTGTATTACAGGCTTTTTCATTAAATCCAGGTTTAGATCAAACTTTTCCTTGGTTATCTTTAATTGCAAATAATTTTGAAGCATATAGAATGACAGGTCTTGTTTTTGAATATGTTAGTCTCTCTGGAAATACGACTGCTAGTGTTGGTCTTGGTTATGTTGCTATGGCAACCCAGATTAATTCAATAGCCACTGTTTTTAGTGATAAGAAAACTATGTTGAACCATGAATATTCAAATTCCTCAAAACCTTCAAAAAGTTTTATGCATGGGGTTGAGTGTTCTCCAGAATTGATACCCCAAAGCGAACTTTATGTTAGAGCAGGTTCAGTGCCGGTTGGTTCAGATCAGAGATTGTATGATTTAGGACGTACAAGTATTGCAGTTGGTGGTATGAATGCTTCTGGTATTGTTATTGGTGAATTGTGGATAACATATGAGTGTGAATTTTATCAACCAAAGAGTGCAACAGCAGGTGGAGTTAATGTTGCCTATGATCAATGGTGGTTTCCTACGGGAGCTGGTGGAGTTAATCCATTAGGCTCTACTCAAATATTACAACCTAATTCTAACTTGGGATTAGTTTTGAATCCCGGATCAAATCCAAACACTATAACTTTTCCCAATGCAACGAGGGGAAGGTTTTTATTCGTCTATTCTGCGTTTGGAACTACTCAGGTAATAGTTCAACCGGTAATAACTTTTGTTAATTGTGCAACAGTTGTGGGATATTTTCCTAGTGGTACTACCTTTATTACTACTGCAGGAGTTACTAGTACGACTTACGTTGAAATGTTTGTGTTGGATGTTTTTGCAG